TCAACAACACACGTCAGCGTAAAAGACGGCGACAACGGTACGACTTTCGCACTTACTCTGGCAACAGATGCGGTGATGATAACGTCAGACAACCGATTAGAGTTTGGTGACACAGGAACTTATATACATCAATCGGCAAACGGCGTACTTGATCTGGTTTCTGATACAGAAATAGAAATAAACGCAACCACAATCGATATGAATGGGGCAATAGATTTATCGGGCGATTTAACGCTTGCCGGGGACATCGTTTTCAATGCTGCCGGAAAAGGTGTTTGTCTGGGTGTAACATCTAATACCGATTCAAACACTCTCGATGATTATGAAGAAGGGACTTGGACAGTTGCCGCAACAATGGGAAGTAGCGGTACAGTTACAATGGAATCTGGTTATGATTTGGGAAGTTATACTAAAATAGGAAGAATGGTTCATGTTCAGGGATATGTATCAATTGCCGGTGTTAGTTCTCCAGTTGGGACATTAAATTTTAGTTTGCCTATTGCTACAGGCAGTTTATCCGAAGCAGCAGATGTTGGAGCTTCTGGTATATTCACATACTCTGTGGATTTTACATCTGGAACATCACCGGCTGCAAAGTATGATGCCGGAGCATCTACTTTTGCAATTCTAATATCTGCAGATAATGCGGTTAACGGAAATCCAACTCCGGCAGATGATGATTGGTATGCTTTCAGTTTTTCATATGTTGCGGCATAATTTAAACCTATATGGATTTATAGGATGGAACAAATAACAAACAGGAGAAAACAATGGCTTTAAGTAAAGAAGTCTCATACGATTACGAAATCAGAACTGAATACAAATACATTCAGGAACGAGCAAAAACGGCTATTATGGAAGATGAAAAAGAAATTTCATCTTCATATAAAAGGCGGGTATTAAGTCCCGATGCGGATGTATCCGGCGAAAGTTCAGAAGTTCAGGCGATGGCTTCGGCTATCTGGACGGATGAAGTGAAAGCCGCTTACGAAGCTAAAAAAGCCGCAGACGCGGAGTGATCAAAATGGGAGGCGAACAATTTGAACAAAGGCTTGATCAACTGAAAGCAGAACGGGAACAGTTGAATATGAAACAGGCGGAAATGAATTTCTTGATTAGCGGTTACGAAACCGCGATGAAAGCAGAAAAGGAAAAAGAAGAAAAGGATGAACAAACCACAGATTGATGAATACCGTTTGGACATAGTGGATCGGTTGGCACGTATAGAATCGACGTTGGCAGTAGTCCACAGAGATTCGCATGATACTAAACTTGAAATCCAAATGCAGAATAGTCGGGTACGAAAACTGGAAGGCGGGATGGCATCCATTCAAGGGATATTCTCGGTTGTGAGCATCATATTTGGTGGGTTTATAGCATACTTATTTAAAGGGAGATAATATGAGTGATTGGTTTAATTGGACGAATTTCTTTTACCTGGCGGGATTGATCCTTGCCGGTGGAGCCACGTTTGTGGGCTTGAGATACAAGAAGTTAGTCGATGAAATAAAAGAAGTGTTTACGGTTTTACAGGAAGCATACGAAGATGGGAAATTGGATAAAGACGAGCAGAAGAAGATCATGAAAGAGATTCTTGACGTGTTCTCGGCTCTCTTAAAGATCGCATGGAAATAAATGCCGAAGTTCGGACAAAGATCAATGCGCCGGTTAAAGGGTGTGGATGCAAGGCTTGTTTCTGTTCTCAACGAAGTGGTGAAGCATTACGACATAACCATTTTGGAGGGGATGCGGACCAAAGACCGCCAGAAGGAACTCGTGGCGAAAGGGGCATCAAAGACTATGAAGTCGAAGCATCTGGAAGGGATGGCCGCTGATGTGTCCCCATATCCCATTCCCGAATGGAAAGACGTGAGTGAATTTATCTTTATGGCCGGGAGAATATGCCAGGAAGCTGATCGCTTGGGTGTGCCGGTACGATGGGGTGGTGATTGGGATCGGGATGACCGAACCGCGGATAATAAATTTAATGATTATGTCCATTTTGAGGTATATGACAAATGAATCTCGGTGAAACAATTCAGAAGATTAAAAACAAGGCTCAATATATCGACCTCACAGTTTTGTATGAGAATCCCGAAGCCTATTATAATGAGATTGTTGAGATTATCCACATCATAAAAGACATGGATGAACCAACACGAATTAATTTAAATGATTTAAAGAATAAGGTGAATCAAGCATGAGTACATACGAAGCCACCTATTGCGACACGAATACGGATCTGCAATTTATTGAGCCGAATATAAACAACTATAATTTAAGGCGGGTATTGCCCGGTGATTGGGTGGCATCCGGCACAACTGATTTATATTATCTTTATTCGGCGGGATATGTGACACAACTATTTTACAACGGTGAAGAAATGACTTCAGTCACAGACACACCAAACGCCAATAAAGAATTTAACTACGCAACAGGAACCGGATTATTGAGTTTCTTTTATGAAAGTTCATCCACATCACTTTTGAATAGTGCGGTGATCGAGTCCGGCAGAGATTGGTACGATACGAAAGTTGAAGCGGTAGCAAAGGCAAGTGATTTATGCAGAAACATCCTTCCTGTTCCAATCTACCCGAGGAAAGGTGTGGGAATGGCCTCTGCTACGGGGAACGATTGGCCGGAGATCATTGTTAGAAGCACGGCGATTATCGCTTGCGCTGATCTCATCCGTCCTTATGATAAAGAAAAAGGTGACGAATTAATGGCGATGGCTATGAATCCAGAAGGTACGGGATACCTTGACATGGTTCGTACCGGCCAGATCGCTCTTTCACAGGATGAAGGATTAGCAAAGCATTCTGGAATTATACGTGAAATTGCAATTAACGCGAGTAGTACCGGAAGCATAATTGATGTGCGAGGAACGCCGACTGTCGATTGGGATGTGATTAAAATTATTATCAGTACGGCGGGGACGTTCACTTCGGGATCTGCTTCGGGTGTGAAATACGATACCTATGTGGCAGATGATACAGGATTGAAAATTAGCAAGTCAAGCGATGCGGAAACAATTGATGGCGGATACCAAGACGTAGGTCATGGAATGCAAGTCCGATATTCACCTGGAATTTTTACAATTAATGACCAATGGGAATTAGAGGTATCTGGTGTACTTGATTCGAGGACAATGGCTATTAAATATGCAACGGCGGAAAGAGTTTAATGGCAACGACTTTACAATCTCCATTATGGGCAGAGAATCATAATCTATGGACTGCCGAATCTAACGATTGGGACTTTGGATCAAGCGATGCAGACAGTTACGCCAATGTCGTTTATGAGAATGTGATCGAATCATTACAGGATATTATTAATAAAGAATTTCAAATCCCCGTGTTTGATGAACATCGTGGCAATCAATCGATTGTTATTGATCCGCAAGAAGATACGCTGATTGAATACTTTGCATCCGGGCAATCAAGAAATTATGATGTGGATATTATTTATACACTAATGCGTGGCGGGGGATTTAAGAGTGTGAAAACACAATTAACAAGCACCGCCGAACATTTGAAAAGGTTAATACATAACAACACAAGCTATTCGCCGTCGGGTGTTTATAAATATCACGATGGACGAATTGAAACAGTTACTTATGAGCAAGATGAAGATGATCTTGATTTATGGAGAGCGAATCTATCGTTCAATTGTACGGTAACAGAAATATTTACATAAAAGATGGTGATACATCATAAAAACAAAAAAAGGAAATAAAAAATGGCAAGTTTAGACAACACAGTCTATTCCGGTAAGCAATTTGAATCTTATATATCTTTGCAGTCAGATGCTTTAGGTGTTAATGATGTATCGGGTACGCTGTATAAATTAAGAACACCGGAAGTGAATGATATTGATTATTCAGCCGGTTCAACTTTTGCGGATGCAATACGATCTGGACAAAGAGTGCAAAGGCCGACAGATCATATCGCTATATTTAAAGGCGGGACTTTTACGTGGTCATTTAGTGATTACGTAGTTGAGAACGAAGTGTTATTACAACTTCTATTGCAATTGGTAACTGAAGATACAAGTCCTGCGGTGTCGGCGCAAATGACAGGAAACCAAGCCACAGTCGTTTATGAACAAGGAGCATCAACGGGCGAATATGCCTGTATTGTTATTTCTTCACCAGATACAGATGAAGATAAATTAATGTTTTCTTCAATTCTTCAAGAATTAACATTAAGTATGAATCCAACGGCTAACGGTGGGCGACTTACGGCAAGTGGAACTTTCTGGTCTGGCTATCAACCCGTAATCGGCACAGAAGGTACTTCAGCAAACGCAACAGCATCCGATTATACGCAAGGATTTTTTGATTGTACGACTATGACTATTGGTGGCGACAATGTGGTTTTGAACAATTTTGATGTTACAATTTCTAATCCTGCTCAAAGAGTTGGGTACGAAACAGTTAATTCAATTGAAGCTGAACCTTCGGCTTATATGAGGGGCGGAATGATTGAAGTCACCGGAAACGTAAGTGCGAAATTGGATGATAATGTGACTGATACAATAGCTGATTTCACAGCCGGAACTTCTGTAAACATTAGCATTGGTGACGCATCGGCGATTGATTTTGATATTCCGACGGCTAAATACACGGGATATTCTCATACGAGTACCGATAGTGGTGTGTTTATTGATTTACCGTTCAAAGCAACGGCAGATGGATCGGGTGCATTGATTACAATAATCGCAACTTGATAAATTAGGGAGGCAAAATGATTGTTAAAGTTGGAAAGAAAGATTGGGACATAAATGATTGCACATACGCTGAACGGCGGGAGTTACATAAACTCAATGCGAAGGTTTGGTGGGAAGGCAAGATGGACGTGGAATCATATTACGAAGTCCTTGAAAGAGTGGGGGCAATCGCCGGTTTAGGTGAAAACGATTTCAAGGATATGGATATGGCTAAAGTCGATGAAGTCCTTCAAGGAATATTCTTGGAATATTTGGGGATTGAACCGGCAAAAAAAGATTCCGGGGGTTGAGCCTTGCGGTCTGGTGTTGGCAAATTGGCTTCCCAGAACCGCGTGACATATATAGAAGCCTCCCCTATACGGTGGCGAAACTCCCGGTTACTTACAAACACGATCCGGTGCGAGTGCAGACAGTTGATGATATATGGAACATAATAGATGAAATATGTGAACCAAGCAAAGAATTTACAAATGGTCAAATATTGTATCATTCCGTTCCGTTCTTCGCAGACTGCAACCAAATTATCGAACCCTGGATGATGGAAATGATTAACGAATATACTTACGTGACTCGCTTCAATATCTCGTTGGGTGAACTCAATAATATTTCAGCGCACCGATTGGATTGTTTTTCAATTATAGATATGGAAATAAACGCTTGTATGCAAGAAAAAGCAAAGAAAGATAATGGCTGATAAAAAACTCAATATTAAAGTCCGCACAAAAGGGGCGAAGAAATCCAAGCAGGATTTAAAGGGCGTTGAAGGTGGAATGAAAAGGTTGGGAAAGGTCGCCGCGAAAGCCGGTGCAGCTTTCTTTGCCGCTTCCGGTATTATAAATGGATTTAAAAAAATTATTGATCTTGCCGCACAACAAGAACTTGCAGAAAAGAAACTTGAAGCATCTTTGGGTAAAGTTTCACAGGCTTTATTAGATCAAGCAAGTGCATTGCAACGTGTCTCTATGTTTGGGGACGAACAGATCATTGAAGCACAGGCATTAATCGCTGCCTTCGTAAAAGAAGAAGATGCAATTAAGAAAGCAACCCAAGCGTCTATTGACCTTGCTGCTGCAAAAGGAATGGATTTGGCTGCCGCTGCCGATCTTGTTTCCAAGACTTTGGGAAGTTCAACTAACGCCATGAGTAGGTACGGAATCGCTGTTGAAGGTGCAGTAGGGTCAACCGCAAGGCTTGATTCATTAGTTGGAAATATTGCCGATAAATTTGGCGGACAGGCCAAAGCACAAACAGATACCTTTGCAGGATCAATGAATTTATTATCTAAAGCAGTTGGTGATTTAGGTGAAGTTTTAGGAGAAAGATTATTAACGCCTATTGGTGATACTGCGTTAGCTCTGCAATTTATTACCGAAAAAACTCAAGAACTTGTAAAACAAGAAGAGGGAGATAAAGGGGCTGTTGGGTGGGGAAGAAACTTATTAAAAGTTTTAAATCCCTTAAGTCCTGTTATTGATGCAGCCGGTTTGGGAATTAAATTTCTTGCTGATAAGCAGAGAGAATTAAACCAAGTACAAGCAGAAAGCCCAACAAAACCCGAGGCTCTAATACAATCGACAATCTTTTTAACAGAAGAAAAACAAAAACAAATACAAGCCGATTTTAATGCAATTCAATTAAAAGCTAAAGCACAAAAAGAACAATTAGCGGCACACAAAAAGATGGCCGAATGGTCAGCGCAAGCATCGTTATCCCTTTTAACGTCCGCAGTTATGGGGGACAATGTTACCGAATCATTAAAACGTGCCGTTATTCAATTAGCAATAATGGTTGCACAAGCCAAGATTTATGCGGCGATAATGGCAGCCGCAACACCGGGAGGATGGATTGCATCTATTGGCGCGTTCTTATTTGGTGCATCGCCTACCCGAACCGCACCAACCGCAAATATTGCATCATCATCTAAAATTGTCATCAATCAAAATTTTGGGGGTATGGGTGTCATCGATCACAATTTCGCTGCCAATAGTATTATTCCGGCCATAAATAAAGCGATCTCGACAGGGCAGGCGAGGATTGGCTAAATGCTCACATTTGATAGTGCGCTTACCAACGCCCTAAAAAATTCAAACACCACAGCGTTTTGGGTTCTTAAATTATATTATAATGATGAATCGGCTTTTATAGGCGTTTCTGACCGCCATCGCCACGATGGTTCTGATATATATTATGGATTGGTTGCATCCTGGGGAACATACCGCCAATCGTTAGACTTTTTTAACTTCACCACCTCAATCGGCAATATGAGCGTTACGCTTATTAATGCCGACAAGTCCATCCAGGGCAAACGATTCTCCGATCTTCTTGCTGATAATAACTTCGTCAATCGCAAATGGGAATTGTTTTTAAATACAAACGAAACTTCCACGCTTGATACCGCCGCCCGCATGATTGCATCCGGGGTTATTTCGGGTGAAATTAATTATGATAATAACAATGTGACTTTTACACTTTTCGATAATACGTCAAGATACCATAAGACCGTTCCGATCAATACGGTTGATTCTTCCACATATACAAACGCCCCGGCAAACAATATCGGTAAACCGATTCCAATGGCTTACGGCGATTTTTATGAAAAAACAGATATTGGCACAATTCCGACATCTCATTTTGATAAATATTATAATTTTTACAAAGGTGCTTTCCCCGCAATTATTACTGATGAGTGGGATGTGCAGGAAGCCGGATCACTTGCCAAAGTTGACACTCAAGCCGTTAATACTTTAGATGCTCT